GCATCTGATTATGAAGGAATGACTGCTAGGAGGTACGAATGGCAGTATACTGGAAAAAACAAAGACATATTATCTTTTAATTTAAATTTTAATCAAATGTGGACAAAAATTATTACAGGAAATTTTGGTGTGAGTACTGACGTACCAGGCGCTGGCGGGGGACAACAAACAGATAAGAACGTCGTAGGGGTTAAGGCAAGTAGCAGTGTGCCTGCATCAACGCCAGGCGATTTAACCCCTGGAAATGTAACACCAAATCCAAGTAGTGAAAAACAAGAGATAGCGGTCAAAGGGGCAAATCAACCTGATCCATTGTTTACGTTAGCTAGAGATATAAACTCATTGATGAACAATCCTTATGAAAATATTGAACTTAATATGGAAATACTGGGAGACCCAATGTGGTTAGGAACACAATATATTGATGATGGAAATAAAGTAGACGGCTCAAGTACCTTGTTCACTGTTGATGGTGGAATTGCATTACGATCTGTTGATCCAGTTATGAGAGTTGTTGCCTATGCACCAACTGACATCAACTCTCAAGGATTTTTAACATCTGGCGAAGCTAACGAAGATAAAGCACTGTCAAGAATCAGTGCATATTATACTGTTCGAGAAGTAGAAAGTTCTTTCTCAAACGGAACTTTTAAACAAAAATTAATTGGCACACGCAATGTATCACAAGATTTGTCTGCATCACAAAAGATACAGTCTTTTTCAGATAGATTTACGTTAAACCAAATTAACTTGACATAAGGAAATACAATGGTAGGTCCAAATAAATTATATGAATGGAGAATTGATGATAGAGCATCATTATACTCTGCATCATATCAAAGAGCGAACGTAGGAAAATTTTTAAATTTTTCTATACAGGCAGATGGCAACTTTGCAATCAACGTTAACGGCACGGCGGCAATTGTTCCACAGCTAGCACAGGTTGCGGCGATTATACAAGGTATATTAGGTATATTTGGTTTAGAAACAGATAGACCAGAACCAGCGCCACAATTAAAAACTATCACAATTGATCCAGGCGTAACATTAGCAACACTTTTTGGAGCAAGTCAAGGGGTTAATATTCTTGTACAGATTTTAAAAGGCAAAATACAGGCAATTAAAAATTATGTTGAATCAGCAGTTACTAGTATACAAAATTTAATACAATGTGTTTTAAAAAATCCTTTACTGGCAGCGGCCCTATTAGCAAAAATTATTAGACAAGGCTGGATACCATTCCCTGAACCAATTAAGAAAGCACTGATTGCGGCAAGAGATGCTATTAATAAAATCTTAGGATTAAATTTAATAATTTACAATCCTTTGGCTGAATACATAAGACGATTAGTTGAATATTTAAAATTCAAATTCCCACCACCAATATTGTTGCCTTTTATTCCGTTTATACCAGGGTGCAGTCCTGCATTTTATTCAGGAAGACCACCGTTGTCATTGCTAGATCAGCAGCCAATTGAACAGCAGATACAGCCACAAACAATTACTACACCAAACGGATTTACGTCTAAGATTAATTTAAATGTACCTACCTTCCCACTTGATATTGGTCCAGGCGGTAATCCAGATCTAGCATTAACAGACGATCAAGTACAAAATTTATTAAGCGGATACGATCCTTATAACTTGTTCACAGCAGGGATACCAGCAGTTGAACTTGATTCAAGTTTGAATGTGGTAAATTTCCCAACGCAAACTTCTAACAACTCAGCTACAAGACAAGTGCAAGATCAGTTGATCTCTGCAAGCAACAAAGTTGCAAATGATATTACAGTGTTAAACAAAGATTTATCTAGAGCCGGTTTTATTCCAAGACCTAGTCCATTAGATGACTTATTGTGTGCTCCAGGAGAAAGTGGTAGATAATGGAACTAAAAAATAGTACGCAACACCCTTCAAAAACTACTAACAACAGTGGACCATACATTGCTCGAGTAGTAGGTCATAACGACAGTACTAGAATGGGAACATTGGAGTGTGTAATTTTACGAAAAGGCGGAGACGGCCAAGAAGTAGCAGACGCTGTTAGAGTGTTCCCAAGATATGCTCCGCACTTTTTTGGATATACTGCGTATGAAGCAACTGATGCAAATTTACGTAATGCATCTAGTTCACAACAAAGTTACGGCATGTGGTTTGTTCCTCCAGACATTGGTACAAAAGTTATCATTATTTTTATTGAGGGTGATAGAGAACAATGTTTTTGGCTAGCGTGTGTTCCTGAACCAGGAATCAATCAAATGGTTCCAGGACTTGCCGCAAGCCAGTATGCAGAACTAACTCCGCAGGAAAAAACTAAGTTGGGATTCACTAGTGACACTGCCGTTGTTCCTGTTGTTGAAGTCAACAAGCGAGTTCAAGGTAGAGACAATTCTAAACCTGACATTGTAAAGAAAGCCATGCATCCTTTTACATTGCGACTTGCAACGCAAGGTTTGTTAAAAGATCCTATAAGAGGAACTACTACTAGCAGTGCAAGACGTAGCACAATCAGTAATGTTTATGGAATTTCTACACCAGGGCCAGTTGTAGTAGGTGGCAAACAATATCAATTTGGCACACAAAAAGAACCACAGCCTGCTTACGTTGAACGTGAGGGTGGAACACAGTTTGTGATGGACGATGGATATGTTGGCAAAGATGAAAAATCTAAAAAAGAAGGTATTCTAGACGAGTTGGTTAGACTTAGAACACGCACAGGCCATCAAATACTTTTACATAATTCTAGTGACTTAATCTACATTTGCAATAGCAAAGGAACTGCTTGGTTAGAATTTACAAGTGACGGAAAAATTGATATCTATGCTGCCGACAGCATAAGCATACACAGTGAAAATGATTTCAATTTTAGAGCTGATAGAGATATTAACTTTGAAGCAGGTAGTAATGTTAACATAGTTGCCGCACAAGGATCTATGCATTTTGAGGCATCTGGACTAATTGAAGGATTTGCTGGATTAGATTGCAATTGGACCGCAGCCAATCACTTTAACGCTAGTGCATTGGGACGTATACGATTAACATCAACTGGAGCAAGCACTAACCCAACACAAGCTGGACCTTTGTCAGGAATTGATTTATACTCAGTACTTGGCAACATTAATGTGTATGCTACAACTGAGATTAAGATGCAAACTCTCACTGAGTTTGATGTTAAATCAGGTCTGTCTTGTAATCTAATTGCAGGAGCAAGTACCAGCATTAAAACTGTTGGGTCGTTTAATGTTGATAGTGGTGTAGGCAATTTTATTAAAACATTAGGACCCAATGTATTGGTAGCAGCCGCTGGTCATATTGAGCGTGCAACATTGATAGATATGAACGGACCAACAGTGGCCCCAGTTTCACCATCAGCGGCCACAGATTTGTCAGCGGCTTTAGACTTATTGGCTGTATTGCCTGAAGCGGCAACAAGTGTAGTTACACTAGATAGATTTTCTCTTTCAGGAAGAACAGCAGATAAAAATGCAACAAGCGACATGCAAAAAGGTTGGGAAAATAATAATTTCTATGCTGCCACAAAAATTAGCAGTATAATGCGCCGAGTCCCAACACACGAACCATGGGACGATCATGAAAATATTAACCCAGCGGCTTATAAGCCTGAAAAAACAGGAAGGGATGGACCAATATAATGGCTATTAAAAAACTAGTAATAAAACCAACTGCTACCACTATGAATTATGGGGTACGCACTGCGCATATCTATAAAGGTTTTAGTAGCGCAAAAGCCTCACAAAATTTTAAGATATATGATATTGAATGTATTAGACAGGATATCATAAATCATTTTAATACAAGGAAGGGTGAAAGAGTAATGAACCCAACCTACGGCACCATTATATGGGACGCCATATTTGAACCATTGACTGAAGACCTTAGAAATGCAATATCTGATGACATCAAACAGATCATACAAAATGATCCACGAGTCATCGCTGAAGATATTAAGGTTGATGAATTTCAAAGTGGAATATTATTAGAAATAACATTGAGATATCAAACAGACAATTTGTCATCTGTCCTTAAGTTGACATTTGACAAAGAGTTAGGTTTGATCACTGAGTAATTAAGTAAGCATATTTTAATTACGATAAATATGAATATCGGAGATTGACGAATAATGGCTAGCACAGAAAGACAAAATAATTTATTAGTTGGCGAGGATTGGACCAAGATTTATCAAACGTTCCAAAATGCTGACTTTAAATCCTACGATTTTGAGACGATTCGTCGTAGTATGATTGAATACCTTCGTCAAAACTTCCCTGAAAGTTTTAACGACTATATTGACAGCAGTGAATATGTTGCGTTAATAGACATGATTGCGTTCTTGGCGCAAAGTTTGAGCTTCCGCATTGATTTGAATGCACGTGAAAACTTTTTAGATACTGCTCAAAGAAGAGACAGTATTTTAAAACTAGCCAAGTTGATCAGTTATAATCCTAAAAGAACACAATCTTCTAAAGGATTATTAAAAGTTAATTCTGTAAGTACAACAGACAATCTAAATGATGCTAATGGAACAAACCTTGCCAATAGAGTAATTTCTTGGAATGATTCTACCAACAGAGACTGGTACTCACAGTTTACTCTAGTGATGAACTCTGCAATGGACACTGCGATCTTTGGCAAGCCAAATGCCAGCAGATCAATTAATGGTATCCCTACTGAACAATATAACTTAAGAGCAAATACAACTGATGTTCCATTGTTTACGTTTAGTAAAACAATTGGTGGAATTCCAATGTCATTTGAACTTGTAAGTTCTAGTATTATTAATAGAACTGACATTGGTGAGGAAGCACCAACTCTTGGTGGAACATTTGGAGTAATGTACAGAAACGACAACAAAGGAAGCTCTAGCACCAATAGCGGCTGGTTTGTTATGTTTAAAGAAGGAACTCTACAAAATTCAGACTTCTCTTTAACTAACCCTGTGGCCAACGAAATTGTTGGCGTTGACATTCAAAATATTAATGACACAGATGTTTGGTTGTATGAGATTGACGCTAACAATACATTATCAAATCTATGGACAAAGCTAGATAGTGTTACAGGCACTAATGCAATTTACAACAGTGTAAAAAATAAAGTTAAAAGTTTTTATAGTGTTAATACAAGAGAAAACGATCAAATTGATTTAAACTTTAGCGATGGTGTTTTTGGTAAACTTCCTAATGGAAATTTTAGACTTTACTATAGAACAAGTAACGGGTTGAGTTATGTGATTACTCCCCAAGATTTAGACAACGTTCAAATTAGATTTCCTTTTGTAAACAGAGCTGGACAGCCACAAACGTTGACTATGAATCTAGGACTAAAAGGAAGCGTGTCAAATAGTGCCGCATCAGAAACCAACGATAGTATTAAACAAAAAGCCCCGCAAGTTTATTATACACAAAATAGAATGATCACCGGGGAAGATTATAATATTGTTCCTCTAACTAACAATCAGCAAGTTGTAAAAGTTAAAGCAATTAACAGAACAAGTTCTGGTATTAGTAGATATTTTGAATTGACTGATCCTACAGGGCGTTCTAGTTCAATTAACTTGTTTGGTACAGACGGTGCTCTTTATAGGAATGATTATACAACCAGTTTTAACTTTAAATTTAACACTAAAAATGAAGTTTATGGTATTATGAAAACTCTAATTGAACCTCTACTTGCAAAAGAGTCAACAAGAGATTTTTATTACCAACAATTTGATAGATTAAAAATTGGTGAGATTGGAGCCAGCTGGCAAAATGTATCAGTACTGCCTAATCTTGCAACAGGATATTTTAAAAGTAATGCAACTCTTCAAGCAGTTGGGATTGGACAATACACACAATCAACATTGCGGTTTATTAAATCAGAAGCACTGGTAAAATTTGTCCCACCAACAGGCAAGTACTTTGCACCAAATAATACATTAACGTCAATTAAGACAAAAAATACTAAAGATTATATTTGGTCAGAAGTTTCCTATACATCAGGTGATGGTAGTAATTTAGGCACAGGTACTGACGACCTTGGTGTAGGGCTTGTTGGAATTTCTACACCAGTACCAAGTGGCGCTATTCCTTCAGAAGTTATACCAGTATTTGTTACAGATATTCCATTTGCTTTTGAAACTGAGATAGTTAATCAAATTTCTTTAAGAAGAGATTTTGGTTTGCGATATGATAGGAATGTTGGAGAGTGGAAAATTATCAACTCTAATAATATTGATTACGCTGATACTTTTAGCACAACTTATTCAGGTGACATTAGTAATTTAGGTTTAGATGCTAGTTGGCTAATTGCATTCAAAAATGACGGAGACAATGTAATTGTTTACTATCGAGGTTTAGAGTATATATTCCAAAGTGAAAAAGAAATAAGTTTTTATTTTAATGAACAGGACAAAAAATACACCAGCAAGTTGGGCGGCACTGCAACTGATTTTGTAACTGTGCTTTCAATTAATGAAGACCTTGAAACAGGGCTTGCGTTGGGCTCAGATTTTAAATTTGAAATTACTAACATGATTTCAAATGTTGATGGGTACTTAGATAACAATAGAATTAATGTTTCTTTCTCAGATGATACAGGTGACGGAATTGTTGATGATCCTGATTCATTTGAAAATGTTGTTAAAACTGATTTACTTGATCCAATACTTGGAACTAAACGTTCTTTTGTGTTTGTACAAAGCGTACAACTTAATGACCAAGTTTACAAAAAAATTGTTGACAGTTCACTAGTTACAACATTTAATAGTGAGTTAGATGTGCCTAACTTGAACAACTATTTGCCAGGACAATTATTTTACTTCTATTCTACTACAGAAAATGTTATTAAAGTTTTAGATAGTTCTTTTAGTTTAGTATTAGACAACAGCATAGTTGCGTATCCAGGTCGCTCTGGATTAACGTTCCAATACATACATAATGCAAGTCAAGACTATCGAATTGATCCTTGCAAGACTAACATTATCGATGTTTATTTGCTAACAAAAAATTATGATGATCTATTGCGTTCTTGGTTACTAACACAAAATGGCGAGCCACCAAGAGCTCCTAGTTCAAATGAATTATTTGAACAATTTAGTTCTGGATTAAATTCAGTTAAATCAATTAGTGATGAAGTAGTTTATCATCCTGCCAAATATAAGTTGTTATTTGGCACAGGAGCTAATGTCGATTTGCAAGCTAAGTTTTTCATTGTTAAAAATTCAAAATCTGTAACCAATGATAATGACATAAAATCTAGAGTTATTGTTGCTATTAATGAATACTTCAGTTTAGATAACTGGGACTTTGGAGATACGTTTAATTTTGGAGAATTAAGTGCTTATGTTATTAAACAACTAAGCCCAGACGTAGTAAACTTTTTAATAGTACCAAGTGCTCCAGAAAAATATTTTGGTAGTTTATTCCAAGTGTTTTGCCAAGCTGATGAAATCTTCTTAAGTACAGCTGACGTGGGTGACTTAGAAATAATTAATACAGTAACATCAGGACTTATTAAAACTAATGGCCCAATTGTCGTTTCTAGTAACGGATAAAAAATGAGTAAAAGAAAATCAGTAGACTTACTTCCAGTAATTTTTAGAACAAATGCAAATGAAAAGTTCTTAACTGGGACAATAGACCAATTAATTGAAAAACCAGTATTAAAGAAAGTTGACGGATTTATTGGTGATAAAATTGTTGGAAATTATAAGCCTGGAATAGATTCCTATATTAATGAGGGGTCTGATTTAAGAAACCGGTATGAGTTAGAACCAGGAATCGTAATAAAAAATGCGGTCACGGATCAAGTCGAATTTAATAAAACTTTTGAAGACATTATTAATAGTTTAAAGTACTTCAATGCAGACACTAGTAATCAAGACAAGTTGTTTAGACAGCAAAGCTATGCTTGGAATACTTTTATTGATTTAGATAAATTTGTTAATTTTAGAAATTATGTTTGGCTACCTAACGGACCATCAACTGTTAGAATCAGCGGAAAAGAAAAAGAAGTCACTAGTACAATCAAAGTAAAAATTGTTGATGACAATTGGAATTTTAGTACCAATGAGATTGCAGTTAATCCAACAATTACATTGTACAGAGGATTTACCTATATATTTGAAGTTGACACAGTAGATCAGTCTTTCTATATTAAAAACAAAAGAAGCAGTGGTGATGTTGATTCTTGGGATGGCGTACAAAATAACGGAGCAACATCTGGGTCTGTTATTTTCAATGTAGTAGAAAGCACACCAAGCACATTGTTCTATGTTAACGGAAATGACAATACACTTTTTGGCAGATTTTTAATTAGAGATCAAAAGGACAATACAGAGTTAGATGTTGAAAATGAAATTATAGGTAAAAAGACCTATGAAATCAAAGACGGTATACATTTGTCAAATGGAATGAAAATTGTATTTTCAGATACAGTATTTCCTGAAAAATATCGAGATAAAACTTATATTGTTGAAGGAGTAGGCAACAGTATTACTTTAGTTGATTACAATAGTCTTCTTACAATAGAAGGGTATTCAACCATTGTTGAAACATCATTTGATGAAACATCATTTGATGAACTACCGTTTGATGAAGTTTCAGAATATCCTGTTAATCCTGATTACATCTTAATTAACCGAGCAAGTGAAGATAAGAATCCATGGAGTAGATATAACAGATGGTTCCATATTGATGTAGTAAACACAAGTGCTTTGTTAAACAGCACTGATCCAACATTTACGTCATTTGATAGGGCACAGCGTCCTATTATTGAGTTCCGACCAAATATGCAACTGTTTAATTTTTCTAAAATAACAAAGTATGTTAATTTTTTAGATGATACAGTTACAGATGCATTTAGTAGTATTGAAGGATCATTGGGCTATTATATTGACGGAAGAGCATTAGAAGATGGAAACAGAATTGTGTTCCTATCAGATACTGACTTGGATGTAAAAAACAAAATATATCAAGTGCAGTTCATTGATATCAACGGCGTTAAAAAATTACACTTAGAAGAAACAGCAGACTCACTGCCAAATTTAGATGATGGTCTATTGGTTATTACTGGTATTAAAAATGGTAGAACATCTTGGGTTTATAAAAACGGCGAATGGATAAAGTCGCAACAAAAAGAGCAGATCAACCAAAATCCTTTGTTTGATGTATTTGACTCTAACGGTATAAGTTTTTCTAATAGTGATGTCTACAAAGATACAAACTTTTCTGGGTCTAGAGTATTTGGTTATCAAATTGGTGTTGGTACTAACGATAGCATTTTAGGATTTCCGTTAGTTTATAAAACTGTTTCTAATGTTGGCGGATATACCTTTGAAAATTGTTTATCAGAAGATACATTTGAATATTTTGTTAACGAACAAGTTGTTGTGGGCAGTACAAAAAACGGATTTTTAAAAGAAAATAACAGCTATGTCAATGGTTGGGTAAAATGTAATAAATTATCAATTCAAGAAATTATTGATCAACGTGTTGCACTTGGTGGTGAAGATGCATTTGAGTTTGACAGTATTGACATTAGAACTCCCAAAGATCATGTGAGAGTTTTTAAAAATGGAAAACAGTTAACAGCAACAGAGTTTGACGTTAGAATTGATACGGCGTTTGATTCGTTTTTTATTACGTTGTCAGCAGTATTAGCTAAAAACGATGTAATAGTGGTCAAGGCATTGCCAACTTATGATAAAAAAGAAGAAGGCTACTATGAGACACCAATTAATTTAGTAAACAATCCTACGAACGATTTTCCTGAATTTTTAAGCTATGCTGAAATTAATGACCATTTAAATTCAATTATTCTAAATGCATCAAAAGATTTAAACACTCCAATTGACCGAAACAATTTACGTGATTTGGCAAATTTAGACAAGTACGGAAGAAGATTTGTTCAACATGATGGATTGATTGCAATGGCAGGAGCATTGTTAGCCAATAAAGAATACAATCTAATCCATTCTCTTCGCTGGTCTGCGCTGGAATATCAAAGATATAAAATTTTAATATTACAAAAATTTACAGAATTAGCAGAGTATGCTGATATTTCAGATGCATTAGATAAGATAATTTTAAGTATCGCTAATGATAAAACTCCTGCGTCTATGTTTTATTACAGTGACATGTTACCGTTTGGGTTAAACAAACGAGATTATACATACACAGTTAATGATGCAAACATTAGAGCTTATGCATACGGATCAGAAATTTATGATAGATATGCATTTGGCAAAAAAGCAGTATTAGTTTATGTTAACGGTGAACAGTTACTCATTGACAAAGACTATTCTTTTGATTTAAACAATCCATTGGTTAGATTTGTCAATACCTTAGCTGTAAATGATACAATTTTAATCAGAGTGTTTAACAACATTCATGGCGCAGTAATGCCAATGTCTCCTACAAAATTGGGACTATATCCTAGTTTTGAACCAGCAATTTATTTAGATGACACATACATTGAATCAACACAAGTTATACAAGGACACGACGGGTCAATAACAGTTTGCTTTGGTGATGACAGAGATCAACTATTATTGGAGTTAGAAAAACGAATCTACAATAATCTAAAAGTAGAATACGATCCACGAATTTTAGACGTAAATGAAATTTTACCTAGTATCTTTAGAAAAACTGGATACACTTCAGAACAATTTGACAATGCTATCGAAGACGAATTTTTAAAATGGATTGGCATCTACAGTATTGATTATAGAGCAAATGAGAATGAAATTTATCTAAACAATTTTGGATTCAAATATTTGAACTCAAATGGGATAATTGACAGAAACTCATTTATTACTGGTTCTTGGAGAAAGGTTTACAAGCAGTATTATGATACTGATAGACCACATACTAATCCTTGGGAAATGTTAGGCTTTTATAAAAAGCCGACTTGGTGGGAAGCTGAATATGGTCCTGCTCCATATACATCTGGAAATGATGTTATGTGGAAAGATTTGGAACAAGGTTATATTCGATCTGGATTTAGAAAAGGGTATGATGAAAAATATGCAAGACCAGGACTGTCTAATATCATTCCTGTGGATTCATATGGCAGTTTAAAAGATCCTATTCAAACAAACGCTGTAAAAGATTTTGATTATTCTGCAAGATACACTGAGTGGTCATTTGGTGATATGGGGCCTGCAGAAACTGCTTGGAGAAGAAGCGACATCTATCCTTTCGCAGTTCAAATTGCTATGGCTTTGATAATGCCAGCTAAGTATGCAACTTTGGGATTTGATACTTCAAGGAATATCTTTAATATTGCCAATCAAATTGTATATAAAGATTCTTTAGAAAGAATACGTCCAGCAGATTTAAAAGTTTTTTCAAATACAATAGATAATACTTTTGTTTATGCAACAGGGTATCACCCTTATATTGTTGAAAACTTAAGACAACGGTTTTCCAATCCAGCATTTAAATTACAAGATTATCTAAATAGAATTCAATCAAACTTAATCTATAAGGTTGGTGGATTTACAAGTAAGGATAAATTTAGAGTTGCATTAGAAACTGTGACATCTTACAAAACTGTTGATAAAGTATATGTCCCAGAAGAAAATTATCAATTGGTTCTTTCTACTGGTTCTCCTACAAAGACTCTGACAATGTCAGGTATAATTGTTGAAAGAACAGAAGCTGGATATATGGTAAGAGGATATGATTCTAACTCTCCGTATTTTACAATTAAAAAGGCAATTCGTGCCACTAACGATCCTGTAATTTCTGTTGGTGGAGTTACTGAACCATTTATATATTGGTCTTCAAATGCTACAGTGAATGCGGGATTAGTAGTTGCAAATGGACAACAATATTATAGAGCAATTTCAACTCATTTGACCAAACAAGCATTTGAGCCAGGGTTATATTACCCACTACCGTATTTGCCAACTGTTGGCGGAGTAGAAGCGTTTGTGGCAACTTCTTTTGAAGACGTTGATACAATAGTTCCTTACGGAACAAAATATAACTCTATACAGGATGTGTTTGATTTTATACTTGGCTACGGAGAACAAGTTAAATCTGCTGGGTTTAAATTTGAAAATCTTTTACCAGAACTAGATGTGATTGCAGACTGGAAACTAGCAGGAAAAGAATTTTTATTCTGGAGTTTGCAAAATTGGTCTACAAGCTCAGTAATAAGTCTTTCACCGTTTGCAGAAAAAATTTATTTTACTAGTGAAAATTCAGTTGTTGATGACTTATATGATAGTTTTTATGATTATACATTGCTAAAGGCTGACGGAACATCTATTGATAGAAACAAAGTGAGCGTCACTAGACAAGAAGGTTCCTTTATTATTGATACTGCGGGTTCTACTGATGGTGTTTATTTTGTAAAAATTAGTTTGGTACAAAAAGAACACGTTGTTGTTTTTGATAATAAAACAATTTTCAATGATTTAATTTATGAACCAACATCAGGTTATAGACAAAAAAGATTTAAAATTAAAGGATTCATGACAGACGGTTGGAAAGGTGATTTCTATATTCCAGGGTTTGTTTATGACAGCGCAAAAATTAATGACTGGGAACCTAACATTGATTATGAAATTGGCAATGTTGTTAGGTTTCAAACAAAATATTATCAAGCAAATGCTAGAACACTTGCTAGAGAAATTTTTAATTATGAAGATTGGACTTTATTAGGCAAGCAACCAGTCGCACAGTTGTTGCCTAATTTTGAATATAAAATTAGTCAGTTTGAAGAATTTTATAGTTTAGACAGTGTTAACTTTGATAACAGCCAGCAAAAATATGCACAAAAGTTAATAGGATATGTTCCAAGAACTTATTTAAATTCTTTAATACCTGATGAGTCAAGTCAATATAAATTTTATCAAGGATTTATTCGAGAAAAAGGAACCACACTTCCTTTAGAAAAATTTGCAGTTGCTAATAACTCAGCAACTGGTGCTCACATTAGTTTACAAGAAGAGTGGGCAATTAGATTAGGAACTTTTGGTGGTGAAAATTCTTATGAAGAAATAGAATTTACACTGGATCAAAATAAACTTAATCAAGATCCTCAAATTTTTGAATTTGAATACGACGACTTAAAATCATCTTTAGATAAAGCATATAAAGTGCCATTGTCAGAGATGCAAATTCGTCCAGCTGAATATAATGGAAGACCTTGGCCAACACTTGATGTGTCGCCAGTCAACGGCAACGGATATACGCAGTATCAAAAAATACCAAGTGCAGGGTATGTAAGATTAGATGATGTTGTGTTCACTGGGTTATATGAAAACAACATATTAACATTATCATCTTCAGCATCTTTAAGAGAAGGCGATACTATCTGGGTGGCTATTGATAACTCAGGAAATTGGGGAGTTAAGCGTTACACGTTGTCACCAGTAACGATTATAAATTATACAGTTGATAATGCAAATAATCTAATTAGCTTCAATACAGATATTGCACATAAATTAAAATTGAGAGATTTTGTTTCAATTTCCAGATTAGACGATCCGCTAAATGGGGTTTACGAAGTAATAGGAATTCCTGACGGAACAACGTTTGTTGTTAAGACAGCGTTCAATGATGTCCCAGTTGCTAGCGAAATACTAAGCGGTTCAATGTATTATTTTTCAACATCAAGATTTAGTAAGTTAGATGACCTAGCATCTATTCCAGGACTTGCAAGATGGCAAAACTGTGAATTTGTTTGGGTGGATGATGTTGGCGATGGCACATGGGCAGTTTTAGAAAAAGAAGCAAACACAAAAGCTCTGCCTATACGACCAAGAATTAATCAGTCTGGACAAAAATTTGGTAACACTACCATTATTGCGCCAGTTTCTAAAAACATTATTGTTTCTGCTACAGAATTAGAACGTGGCCGAGTTTACATATACGAAAGAAATGCACTTGGGTCTGAAGATGTTATTTTGCATCAAAGTTATTTGTTAGAAGAAAACTTTAGTGATATACTGACCATACAAGATGTAAAAAATGGTGTTGGCGTTCCAGAAATGCAACGTCTGCATGGAGCAAGTTTAGATTGCTGGGAAAATACGTCGCTATCTATACGATATATTGTTTCAGGAGCTCCTAATTCTTCTAATGCAAAATGGAAAATTTTAGGCGAAACAGTAGAACCAATTAGAAAAGTTTTAGAATTTAATAAAGTTTCATCAGAGTTATTTGAAGAAGGCGCAATCAAGATTGTTAAATTTAATAATGATTTTGACGCATATAGAACTGAGTTAGTATTAGCTAGTCCAATAGCACAAGCTGATGCTAAATTTGGATATAAAGTAAAATTTGTAGGATCTGATAAACCTACTTTATTAGTTTCAGCCCCAGGGCAGGACGGTGGACTTGGTGCAATTTTTGTTTATTATTTAGATAGCAGTAACTTGTGGCAAGTGTATACTGTAGGCGGAAATCCTTATAATTTACGTTCTGGAGTTGTCAATATTACTTCAAAATCTAATTTTGGCAGCGATATTGTGTCTAATAAAGATGGAACAATACTTGCAGTGTCTGCTCCCGATCATGTAAAAGATAGAACACAAGTTCATTCTGGTGCAGTGTTTATCTTTAGAAAAGATGCAGGGTCTTACAGCTATCAACTATCACAAACAATATATGCTGATGATTATTTAGAGTCTAATGACTTACTATTAAAGGGTGTAGTCAAGTCATACAATACTGTTGCACAGATTATTTCATTCCAATCATCAGATAACTCATTAGTTAGAAATTTTGGAAGTTTTATTGCGGATGGTTTTAGAATTGGTCAATCAGTAATTATTACTGGATCAACTAATACAGGCAACAATGGTGAATTTGTAATTAGTGAGTTAAGCGTCTTACGTATGGCGTTCAAACCGTTACGTTTGCTCAGTGATGAAACTGCTACAACAACTATCACTATTACTGGTCAAGGCACTATTAGAAACGATAGATTTGGTGACAAAATGTCAATGTCAGCAGACGGCACAACATTATTAATATCTAGTGATCATTCTTCTACAGAAAAATTAGATGCAGGTTTAGTGTATGTGCTAAAATTACAATCAAATTCATCGTATGCTTTGGACCAAAAAATTACTTCACCTGCTACTGAAACTGGTGAATTATTTGGAAGTAACCTAGCACTAAGTGATGACGGTAAAACATTATTAGTCACTGCAATTGGTGGTGGACAAGCCACGCCTGTTGCATTTGACACATATACTGAACGCTATGTAGACTCAGAAGAAAGATACGGATCAGAGTACGCTCTTAATCCAACTTCTACAGCAGCCGCCCTAAGAACAACCTTTGATAGCGGTAGTACTAGATTTGTAAGCAGAGCAACAGCCAGTGGAGCAGTTTATTTGTACCAAAGATTAGGAACCAAGTATGTATTTGGCGAGTCGCTGATCAGCGGGGATAGTGCATCGTTTGATGGGTATGGAACTGGCATTGCAACAGATGGCGAATTTATGCTTGTTGGTGCTCCAAAATATGATTTAAAAGTTATCGGAACTTTAGAAGATTCTAATCAATTAACAACATATACAGATTCTGGAACCGTTGTAATTTTTGATAAAAAACGTGACATAGATCAAGCCTGCGGTTGTGGGTCTTCTTGGTCTTGGTCAAAGGTTAGAGTACAAGAGGCAATAATTGATATTGACAAAATTAAAAAAGTTATTAGTTATGACAATAATACATTAGAAATTATTGACAATTATGAAATCTATGATCCAGTAAAAGGTAAACTGCCGTCCAAAGTATTAAATGAAATCAAATATATTCAACCATTTGATCCAGCAATTTATACAGTGGCATTAGAAACATCTGCTAAAGTAAGAGTTGATAATAAAACAACTTGGTTAGATGATCACGTTGGTGAAGTTTGGTTAGATACTAGTACCTTAAGATTTGTTTGGTATGAACAGGGGAACAACGAGTTTAGATCAAACAATTGGGGAAAACTATTCCCAGGATCAACAGTTGATGTTTATGAATGGGTCAAGAGCGACTTTAGACCAAGTGAATGGGCGCAATTAGCTGATACAACTGATGGACTAGCACTAGGGGTTAGTGGTCAACCATTAAACCCAGATAATACAGTATTGTCAATTAATCAGTATTTTGATCCTGTAGTTAACGACTTTGTCAACGTTTACTATTTCTGGGTTAGAAATAAAATTACTCTTCCAGATTTAGCATTTAGAAATATGAGTTCTTTTGATTGCGCAAGAATAATTGAAGATCCAAAAGGTCAAGGTATTAAATTTGCTAGCTTTTTGGGAACAAACTCTTTGAGTTTAACTAATGCTAAAAAGTCTTTGAATGGTGATAAAATTAATATTGACGTATATTATCAAACTTCTGAGAAAGAGATTAATCGCCATAGTCATTGGCAGTTGATCAATGAAAATATTACCTATTTAAATTTAGATCCTAGTATTGAAAACAAACTTATTGACAGTCTTGTTGGTCAAGACGTTGCTGGCAACCCAGTACCTGATACCGCGCTATCTCCAAAGTTACGTTACGGAACATCATATAGACCAAGACAGTCATGGTTCAAAGACAGAGATCTAGCATTAAAAATAATGATTGAATATGTCAACGACGTCTTGCTTAAACACGATATTGTTGGTAAATCTAACCTGACTGATTTAGAACAAGTTGAAGACTACCCATCTATTAGTTTAGGTCAGTATGACGAAGTCATTGAGTTAAGTGATGAAATTTCCTTAGTAGGAACTAATGGAAAAGCACAAACTAAATTAAGTGCTACAGTAGTTAACGGTAAAATTGTTAGAGTGAATATTGTTGATCCAGGTAATGGATATAAAGTTGCGCCAACCGTACAAATTTATGGCACCGGTCAAGGAGCTAAGATACAAACCGCCATTGATTTAAATGGTCGTGTTGTGTCAGTTAGAATTTTAAATCAAGGTTACGGATATACAGAGACGCCAAGATTAATAGCTAGACCATATTCAGTATTAACTATACTTGACACAGAAATAAACAAATGGGCAATTTACCAGTACAAAAATAAATCGTTTGTTAGAGAGTCTACACAAACAGTAAATGTGCCCAAGTATTGGAGTTATGTTGATTGGGTCGATCCTTCATATGCAGTTGATATTCCAGCCACATACGCAACAAACTTTATTTCTGATTTAGAATCTTTTATCTTTGAAACAGGATCAACTGTTGAAATTAGAACACCAGGAGACGGTAGAAGAATTATCGTACGCAAAACAACTGCTGGCACAGGTAACTATCTTGACGACTATGATTTAGTTTTTAGAGAAAACGGAACAGTGCAGTTTAATAACAAGTTATATGATAAAACAGCCGCTGGTCTTGGATTTGACAATGTGACTAGATATGACCAAGGCGGGTTTGATGAAACAAACACTATTGAATTACGTATTATTTTAAATGCAATTAAAGATAATATTTTTGTAGGCAATTTAGTGTCTTATTGGAAAAAGTTTGTATTTGTTGCCATAAGACATGTGTTAAGTGAACAACTATTTGTAGATTGGGTATATAAGACTAGTTTTATCACACCGTTGGTAGATGCAGGTACACTAGATCAAGATGATGTTTATCGATTTAATGATTTTGGTTACGTTGAAGACTTTATTAAAGAAATTAAACCATATAAATCTAAATTTAGAGAATCAACAGTTAGTTACAATACTATTGAAAAAATTGGTGTTGGTGTAACCGACTTTGACTTGCCTGCGTATGTTGACAGTATTACTGGTGCAATTAAATTACCAACTACTGCGATGATCAACAATGTTTACCCATATAAGCATTGGGGTGAAAACTACGGCTTTACAGTGTCAGATATTAGAATTGGTCTATTAGGTCAAAATTATATAACTCCACCAATAGTAACAATAGTTCCAGTTGGCGGAGATACTGGTACAGGCGCAACAGCCATTGCTAAAATTAGTAACGGTAAATTATCAAGTATTATTGTTACAAATCCTGGTAGTGGATATTTAACGACTCCAAAAGTTATTTTAACTGGGGGATCAAACTATCTAACAGACTTTGTAAATGGATCTGCTTATGCAGTATTATCAAACAGCAAAGTAAGAAGTAATCAAATACAAATGAAATTTGATAGAACTTCTGATATAGGGCTATACACTGGAGAAATTCTTAATAGAAATATTGATACTGACGGAATAACACTAAACTATGTATTAACATATCCGTCTACTAGTACAGACACAAACTACCCTGCACTACAAGATGAATCAACTATCAAGTTATTTTTAAACGATGCAGAGATTGGTGCTGACAATTATAGAATAACCTTTAGAAATGATTTGTCAACGGTCATTACATTTAACCTTGCCTTACCTGCAAGACAAAATTTAAGAATACAATATATTAAAAATACATTGTATACTGTTGATACATTTACACAATCTTCTGGAGAAAGTTATACTGACACGTTTAAATTAACATTCCCACCAGATTTAGACACTGATAAAATTATTGTGCGTGAATTAAATTCAAGCACTAATACTGGTTCAGAAATTATAACCAGTGATTATTTGATTCAACTAAGACAAATTATTGAAAATGGATTTACAAAGTACGTTGGATATATCAAATTTAAAAATATTCCAAATCCAGGATCAACTATTAAAGTCCAGTATGCTAAGAATATTAATATACAAAATGCAGTTGATAGAATCATTACAAGTTATTACCCAACTGCAAACATGCCAGGAAAAGACATCACTCAATTAATAAAGGGTGTAGAATTTGGTGGAGTAGAGATACAGGGTCTTAATTTTACAGTTAGTTCAGGTTGGGATGGATTACCTTGGTTTACACAGGGCTGGGACACATTTGTTAACAGCTACAGAGATCTATTGGTAATTTCAGACGGAACTACAACTACATATGACTTGGGATACACACCTTTACTAGGAACAAAAATTAACGTTTATTTTGCTGGTGTTAGAGTTGACGATGAAAATTACGGTACAGTGGATCAAACGAACAACAATGCATTATTTAAAACTATTACAACTAGTGGTTCTACAAGCACGTTAACACTTCCACAAGTTCCAGCATCTGGTGTAAAAATTGAAATTCGTCAGGAGTTGAGTGACGGAGTGAACTTGCCAACTGATGATATTGTTCTTGATACAAATATTACTGGCGGAGACTTCTCAACAATTTCAGACGCTGGTGAAATACGATTTAGAACTGCTACTGGTTTAAGTGCCACTGACATAAGTTTAGATGGTGGTGAATTTTTATCAGTTGAACATAGTCCTTCAACAGAAGAACTAGTTAAGGGCGAAATATTTGACACACTATCAATGACAGTGTTCAATAGTCCAGGTGCTGGTAGTAATTTAATTTCTACTAAACAATTCATAATGGATGGATCAACAATGCAATTTGTGATCCAAGACACAATTGGCAGTGGACAAGAAATATTTGTATTGATTGGTAATTTTGTTGCTAAAGAAAATACTGATTATACATTGACTTCAAACGTAAATGGAACAACAACTGTTACCATTATTACAAATGAATACGGAGTTGATCAGCTGTCAGCCACAAATACACTTGCACTTACTGTACAAAAGACAACAATTGGCGGAAGTAGCATTTTAAGTAGATTCAGTTACACTATGACCAACGCCGATGCCAGCGCAACTTCTTTTGAAATTCCGTCAGATATTAATTATCAAGACATTGGTAGTTACTATATTTCAATTTCAAATAATAGTTCTTTAACCAAGGCAGCAGGCAGATCCAAACGTGCTAAAATTATTATTACTAATACACCTACTTTATCAGCAGGCACAGTTATTAATATATTGTTATTTGGTTCAACAGTTAAAACTTATAGTGAAATTTACAATCAAGAAATTGTAATTAATAATAATACAACTTATACATTAACTAAACCACCTGGTAATATTGCACCGTTACATGTTATGGCAGCGGTGACTAGATTAATATCTTCTACAGAAGATTGGAAGGGTCCATGGTTAGAAAATGTTTATTATACAATAAATGACACTGTTCTATACAACAATGTTTCATATATTTGTAAAATTGGACATACTAGTACACAAACTAATTCAGAATTAGAATTCCCAGCTTGGGCAAATGCAGTTTCTTATGATGTTGATGACATTGTTTCTTTTAGCGGACAATATTACATTTGTAAGACTACTCATACTTCAAATACAACTACATTGACACCAGAAAATATTGTATATTGGGGTGTACATATTACTAATCGTCCTGACGAAGATACTGCTAGAATTTATTGGAATCTTGCGCCAACACAGAGAATGATGCCGCCTGAAACTGAATATTATGAAGTTACACAAAATTCTCAAACATTTAGATTAGGTGAAAATATTCCTTACCTAACACGCACTTTATCAATATCAGATATTGAAGTGTATAAAAATGGAAAAATTACAGTAGTAGGTAGAGACTATGAATTTGATACAGTCAATAATACTATTACAATGAGTTCAGGTGTTGCACAAGTGGGTGATGTGATTGCAGTTTGTGTACTACGTGACTCAGACTATGTAATTTTTGGCAATCAAATAACATTTAGATCACCATCTAAAATACAAGTTGGTCAAAGAGTTTCAGTAGTCACTTATACAAATCATGATGAAAATCTAATCAGAAGAGAAGTGTTTAAAACTAATCCTAATAGGAATGAATACAAACTTAGCAGACCTGTTTATAACATTAACAATGTTTGGGTTGATGTAAACGGACGCCCTTTGATTCCAAACTACGATTATCAAGTGGTTGATAAAGACTATATTCAAATATCAAATAGATTTACTTTAGGAAACAACGACAGAGTGGTTGTGACAAGTATTAGCGATATCGTGTCAAGCGAAGCGGTTTCTTATAGAATGTTTAAAGATATGACAAATGCTGTGCAGTTTAAGAGATTGTCAAAGAACAGCACTGTGACCTTGACAAAAGCACTGTTGTCAACTGACAGAGAGATTGAAGTTAGTGACACAAGCATATTTGGAGTAGTTAACGTCAATAATCCAAAACCAAGCTCAGTTTTTATTGCTGGGGAAAGAATTGAATTTAGATCTATTGTTGGCAACAAACTAACAAACTTAACTCGAGGAACACTTGGAACTGGCGTGGCTGACAGTTACCCTGTTGGTACAAAAGCGTTTAATGTTGGTAATAATGAAACCATTCCGTACAGAGAAGGATATACCATAAAAACGTATAAAACTCCTGAAAATTACAAATTTAATCAAACTACTAACACGTATCAACAGTATGTAAACAGCACCTGGGTAAACGTTGCCACAGTGGCTTCTTATACTTTAACTGACTTTGCATTTAATGATACAATTGGCCTTGAAGACCAAGTTACAGTTTACATGGCTGGCAAGGTACTAACTAAGCCAGTTAGAGGAAATAATGAGTTAATCAAGCACGATTTTAGTATAACCCATAACTCAAACGAAGTTAACAGTCAAGGGCAATCTGGTGATTTAATAGCGGCCCCGGACTTTATCATTGAAAAGGTTGGGAATAACTATGTGTTGACAGTTAACCCTGCTGTATTGTCCCTAAACAGCGATTCTACAGTGATATCAGATGTTGATATCAAAGTAGTACAACGAATTGGTAAGATTTGGTACACCCTTGGTGGAACAACCACTATACAACAGGAGTCAACTCCACAAGCTAGATTCTTACAAGAGTTTACTTCAGAGTTGCCCGATAAGTATTACTATGGCAAACTGTCTTAATTAAGCACTGGATAAATATTACTATGGAAAATAATAAGGTTGAGGAAATGAACGAAAATACCCAAGAAAATGCTCAAGAATCAGGCATAAAAGAAAATGCAGGCTTCCATATTGAAGGTCATATTAAAATTTTTGATCCTGAAACAAACGAAGTATTTGAGGACAGAAGAAACGCCATTCATTATGAAAATATGAGTGTTGCTCTTGCCGCTAGCCTAGCAAATCAAGGCTATGGAATTATTGAAGGCATGAGCTTTGGTAACGGCGGAAGTACTGTAGATCCTAATGGACTTATAACGTATCTTACTCCTAATAATATTGGGGTAAATTCAGGACTTTATAGTCAAACATATTATAAGATTATTGACCCAAAGAACTTGTCAAACATTGATCCTACTAGAAATTTCTTAGAAATACGCCATGTACGTGGTACAGTTTATACTGATATTTTTTGTAGTGTGTTATTAGATTACGGCGAACCAAATGGCCAAGCTGCCTATGATAATGCACAAGATATGAATAGTGATTTTGTGTTTGATGAAATTGGCCTTAGAGCCAGTAGCGAAGACGGGATCGCAGGAAACGGTAGATTACTAACTCATGTTATTTTTCACCCAGTTCAAAAGAGTCTGAATAGATTGATCCAAATTGATTATACAGTTAGGATCCAGACACTAACAACATTTAGCGAGACTTAAGATGCCGTATTCAATTTCTTTTAGTGATCCAGGGAAAAGTTCTAACCCTATAACTGTTAATGATTTAACTGAAAACAATACCAGTACCAGCCTAAGTCTTGTTGGTAGAAATTATTCGAATTACGGTGTTGCTGTTGCAAAAAGTTTTGTACATCTTTTAGAAAATTTTGCTAGTCCACTGTCCCCTAGTAACAGTATTGAAGGACAGTTATGGTATAATAACAGCACTAAGAGATTGTATATTAACGACTCTACTGGCGGAACAAATAATTGGAGACCAGCAGGCGGAACTCACGTTGCTCCTACATTAGGTAGACCAACTAATGCGTTGTTAGGTGATCTTTGGGTTGATACACTAACTCAGCAATTAAATTTATACAATGGTACAGATTGGGTATTGGTTGGACCATCAGCATTGTCTGGTAAAAAGTCTGGAGTATATGTTGAAGCTATTTTAGATAGCTCAGGAATTGAACACTTTGTAACTATTGAATATAACAATGACAGTGCAATAAAAATTATTGCAACAGAAAGTTTTATCCCTCAAAAAACAATTGAAGGATTTAATCAATTAAATCCAGGCATTAATATTACTGGCAAAAAATTCATAGGCCCAGGCGACACCACAGTGGCTACAACGGGCGCAAAAATTCATGGATCATCAACTTCAGCTGACGCACTAAATGTTTTAACACCAAGCGTTGAAACTGTGTCAGCTGACAATTTTGCTCGAAGAGATACATTGAACTTATTTTATGGACAACAGTCTATATTGAATGACGCAGGTCTTACAATTGGAACTGCAAATAATTTGAGTTTAGCAGTTGTTCAAGGATCTGGGGTAATTAAAAATACTTCAGACGGTGGCTCAATTGATATGGTAATTGCATATCAAGGAGCTAATAATGTTATTCTAAAAATTGATGGAAAAAATAAACGAGTTGGTATTAATCATCCATTACCTAATGCAGAATTAGATGTTAATGGTGATGCGTTTATTAGTGGTCATTTAATTACAACTGGTATACTAGATAGTACAAGTGCTACTAGCGGATCCTTGCAAATAAGAGGCGGTGCAGGTATTGCAAAAAATTTATATGTTGGTAAAAACATTACTTCCAGCGGTCACTTGCGTGTTGGTGAACTAGATCAATTTGGTGGAACAATTACTGGTCCAGCAATTATACCACAAGCAAATAGTCTTTATGATATTGGAACACCAACTAATAGATTTAAAACAGTCTATGCAGATACATTTAGCGGAGCATTTAGCGGAGCATTTACTGGTACAGTAACTGGTACAGTAATTGGCGCAGCCAGCTCTTTAGCAGTTTCAACTAATTTCCAGCTTGGTGGGGATTTAACCAGTCCTGCTCCTGTAAGTTTTAACGGAACAGGTGGAACACTGACAATTGGGGCCACACTTGCAGACTCTGCAATACGAGGAAAACCAGAAGTATTAGATAATAGAACAGACGATACTATTTTAATACATAGATCTAACGTAGGTTTACGTAGGGTAACACGTACAAGTTTCTTATTAGGAGAAGCATTTGTTCCAATTGGTAGTATTTTTCCATTTGCGGCAACTGCTGTTCCTTTAGGATACTTATTATGTGATGGCGCACTGGTTAGTAGAACGGAATATCCTATTCTTTATCAGACTATTGGAACTACTTACGGCAGCGGCGCCGGCGGCACATATTTTAGACTTCCCGATTTACGTGGCAGATTCCCTCTTGGTAATGTTGGCATGGCAAATTCGTTTGCCAATCCTGTGGTACAGAAAACAGTTGTTGTTGGACAAACTAGTCAAACATCTGTAACAGTTTCCAACACTGATAATATTGCTATTGGTATGCAAGTTACTAGCACTGAAGCAACCATTCCAGCAGGAACAATTGTTACAAGTATACCAAATTCAAACACAGTGGGTTTAAATAATCCAATTACTGCCGGAGCCAATGCAACGCTAACATTTACACTAGTTGTTCTAAGAGAAAGTGTGCCATTAAATTCTACAGATAGAATTTCAAACAGAACTGGAAACTTCACAGCATCTACTAATGGTGGAGAAGGCGGATCAAGTCAGCAGACTCTTAATACATTCTCTAGTGGATCTGATCAAATTCAATTTTCACCTGGTTCAGGACAAACTTTAAACAGGAACTTTAACATTCCTATCACTAACCCATACTTAACAATTAACTATATTATTAGGGCGGGTGTTGGTTCATCTCAAATAGGTTAAGGATAGACAATGCCATACGAAATAAAAAAAACAGACGGTAAAATAGTAGCAATTGTGACAGATGGTACAGTTGATAGTTCTAGCACCTCTATAAAACTAATTGGTAAAAATTTCAAAGGTATTGGGGAGATTTACAATTCTAACCTAGTACACCTATTAGAAAATTTTTCAAATTCAAGTCCTCCAAATAATCAAATTAAAGGACAGTTGTGGTTTAATTCTACTACAAGTAAATTAAATGTTTTTGATGGAACAAATTGGAGACCTGTTGGTAGTCCTTTTGTTAGCACAAGCAGACCAGCTAACTTGGTTCAGGGTGACTTATGGATTGATAATGCTAGTCAACAATTAAAGTTTTTTGATGGATCTAATTTAGTAACTGCTGGACCAATTTATACATCAAGTCAAGGCAAAACAGGCTGGATAGTAGAAGAAATTATTGATACTAGAGGTAATTCTAGAGTAGTAGCAGTGATGTATGTGTCAAATGTAAAAATGGCCATACTAAATCCTAGTGCTTTTGTACCACTAATTGCAATTTCAGGATTTACTACTGGCATCACAGAACTTAAAGCGGGTTTATCTTTTAGTACCAGCGTTGTAGACAACAATATAAATGCGCCTGCACAGTCAGCAACAGCATTAATTGATTCGGTTGATGGAAATCTAATATCTACTAAATTTGTTAGAAGTGATAAAAATTCTAGTATTGATGGAAGTTTAACACTAACAAGTCTTGATGGTCTAATAATTTCAGCAACAGATACTGGTATAGCATTGTATATAGAGCCAGAAAGCGGCAATTATCATACCTATTTGACAAACAACGGTGTTAACAACAAGTTTACATTACAAACTCGCACATCTAATGGATTTCAAAATTCATTAATGATAGACCCAACAAATAAGTCAATTAATATCTATCCCAACGACACTTGGAATTCTCTCCCAGGCGACACTCCTCAGTTAAATGTCAATGGAGATGTTACTATTGAAGGTAGTTTAACTGTTGTAGGAGAAACACAGTTTACTAATTCTACTACACTACAGATTACTGATAAAAATATTGAACTTGCAGTAGTTTCAACACCTTCGGATACTACAGCAGATGGCGCAGGATTAACAGTCTACGGAGCTACAACTAAATTACTAAGATGGATGAAGTCTGGAATTACGGTTACATTGTCGCCTTTAGTAACTTTGCCAGCTTGGGAAGTTAATGATAATTTTAAAATTCCTTCAACAAACAGTTTGTATATTGGAAACAATCAAGTTTTGAGTTCTACAACATTAGGAACTAATGTTGTAAACAGTAGTTTAACAAATGTTGGACATTTGTCAGACCTACAAGCAGCCGAATTTACATTTACTGACAATGAATTATCAGTAGATCCAGCTTCTAATTTTATTATTACTTTAGGAACTGGTAGAATAATTGAACTTACTACTAGAGCTAGAATTGCAAACGTTGATGTTCCATCCTTACAGTTTGATGCGGCAAATAAAGAATACGTTGATGACGTTAAAACGTCTCTAAATTACATAACAGTTGATACAACAGGTCTTGCGGCCCCTGCAACTGATGCTATTTCACAAATTAATGCACTAATCCCTGCACTATCTGTCAATGTTGGAGATATTGTTAGAGCATTATGCCTATCATATACAAATGGAGCAACAACTCCTACTGTAACACGAGTAGTAAGAATTTATCAGTGTGAGCTTGCTGTAGGAACAAGAACATGGGTATACCAAACTGGACAAGACATTGCAGTATAACGGAGCGATTAGATGACATATTCAATTAAACTTTCAAACAACAGCGTATTAGTCGATGTACCAGATGGTGCAATAGACAGTTCAACCGTATCTTTAAACTTGGTTGGAAGAAACGTTGCTGGTTATGGGTTTTATCAAAATGAAAATTTTGTACATTTATTAGAAAACTTTTCTAAAAATACTCCTCCTGACAGTCCTTTAGTTGGACAATTATGGTATGACACTTCAACGAATCAATTAAAACTCTACAGTTCTTCTGAAATTTGGCAAGGAGTTGGTAGAATTGAATTGGTGTCAACTAAACCGGCATTATTGTCATCTAAGAAGGGCGACTTTTGGTATAACACTACCTCAAACGAATTAAAAGTTTTTAATGGAACAGATTACGATTTAGTTACTACTAGTATTCCAGGATTTGGGACTAGTAGATTAGAAGGAAGTGTCATTCTAGGTATTAAAGACGGCGAAAGTGTAGTAACGTCAAACCCAGTACTAACTTTATACGTTGATAACGCACCAGTTGCAATTATGTCTAAGTATGAATTTGTGCCTTCTACACCTATTGTTGAGTTGCATGATAATTCTTCTTCTCCTGGTAGAGTGATGCGTGGAATTAATTTTGTTGGACCATCTTTAATGAATGGCAAAGTAGACCAAGCTCACACATTATTTGACCCAGCAGATGGCCCGCTTGCAACAGAAAGTTTTGTTAGAACTGATAGCACATTAGTACAAGAAATACAGTCTAGTATTTGGACTAAAGAACACGTACACGCAGGCATTAGAGATAACGTTAATTCACAATATCTAGTCAAAATTGGAAACTATGTAGGATCAAATGCTGACGAAGATTTAGACGGCCACATTGTTTATACTGGCACACGATTAGTAGTTACTTGTGCAGAACCTTTTGAACCAATTAGAGATATAATATCTTTTGACAGTGGATTATCTAACAAAACAGTTGTCAAACCATTGAGCACTGTGGATATTGGTTCGGCAGCAGGTCCTTTTAATGCAGTTTACTCCACTAGTTTAAACGGTAATTTAACTGGTACAGTAACAGGAAATGTTATTGGTAACATAAATGGTGACAATGCTAAACTAGATAAGGTTTACACTAGAGATGGTCTCACAACAGTAATTGATTTAACAAAATCTACTACTGAATTCTATGGCAAACTTGTTGGTAGTCTTCAAGGCAATACAATTGGTAATATTACAGGTAACGTAACTGGCAACCTAACTGGTAGTGTAACTGGTAATGTAACTGGTAATGTAACTGGTAACGTAACTGGCAATGTTACAGGCAATGTTACAGGTAATGTAACCGGTAATATAACTGGTAATGTACTGGCATCAAATGGTCAAGTAGTGATCAATAATGCTACTAGAGAGTTTATTGGACAACTGACTGGAAATGCAAGTTCAGCATCAACGCTAGCTGTACCAAGAACTATAAATGGAGTGGCATTTGACGGTAGTGAAAGTATTGTAATAACAGACACTACTAGATTGTCAGTATTAGGTGGAACACTTGCTGGACCATTAACATTGGCAGCTGATCCAATTGATTCAAGACATGCTGTTACAAAACAGTATGTTGATAATTTAGTACAAAGTAAACCTTTATTTTTTAGTTTAGATACTAAAGGATTAAATGAGACAGGTTCTGGCGCAGGGTCAGTTGTTGAAATTTTGAATTCTCTTGCACCAGTTGCAAACCTGATCCCACTAACAGTGTGTAGAGTTGCTTCTACAATACAAAATATTTCTACTACCACAAGTGCAACATATGGAAGTTTTATTAGTATACACTATGTTAGTAGTATAAGTGTAGTTACAACAGTAGAAAATCCTACAAGAAATAACGATTTAGTGTACAGAGTTAATGCAGGAAGAACAAGTTGGGAATATGTATCAGGTTAATTTAATTAAGAATTATTTGACTAATGTTGGTGAAATTATAGAATTGGTAGAAAAAGAAAAGAACAATTTTTCTTTAAGACAGCCAAATGAAAAATATAATTTTTCTACATCATATGGAGATAGTCAAATGAAATCTCTTTTTTATTTTAATATGAGTGAAGAATTAAAGGCAGCTATTTTTAAAACGTTAAGTGATGAAGATAAAACTGCTACAGGCTTTGTGATTAACAGATATGATTCAGGAGATTTTTTAAAAAGACATAAAGATTCTCAAGGAGCATACTGGAAATTTAAGCTAATATTTTTAAGAAGTGATAAGCCTCATTTTGTTTGGTATGATAAAGAAGGCAACAGGAATTTTGTTGAAGAAGAACCTGGAGCGTATTTAGAAATGCCTATTCATATTGAACACGAAGTAACAGAAATTGGACAAGACGAACAATCAAAATATAGTCTTGTATTAAGTTGGGGAATATAATGGCAAAAGAAAATAGAAAATTATTGTTTTTAAAATCTACAGGGATTCTTATTGGTGAGGTCACTGCTGACACTGATGCATCAGTATTGGACTTGTCTAAATTTTACGTTAGAGACGTGAGTATTGACACTGTGAATCAAGAATACTGGAGTGGTGACTATGCAACTGGACAAGTAATGTCCAGACTTGATAAACCAGTCGTTACTGAGTCCACACTAAATTATGCTACTAACTTAAAAGTTTTAGAAACTTATTCAATACACAAACAACTGAATATTTTAGTGGACATGCTGGACAAAAATGCCACAGAAAAAACTCCAGAATTCGTAGCTATGCGGGATTTTTTAAAAGCAGTTAGACAAGAACATTTACAAAAGGTTCAAGCGTATTCAAGCAATTCAGAAGCATATACTTGGGTATCAAAAGAACAAGAAGCAACCATGCTTTCTAAGAAAGTAGTTTAATGGTAAATATTAGAAATAACTGAGAGTTGACATGCCATATACAATAAAGAAATTTAACGGTCAAACAATAGCTATAATACAGGATGGTTCTGTAGATAACATTTCTACAGATCTTAATTTACCTGGAAAAAACTATTCTGGATACGGAAAATCATTAAACGAGAGTTTAGTATATCTATTAGAAAATTTTGCTAATTCTGTAGAACCAACAAATAAAATTACTGGACAACTTTGGTTTGATACCAGTGTTAAAAAAATTAAAATTTACAATGGAGTTGAATTTAAACCTTTAGGTACTATTGAACATAGTACTACAGCTCCAACAGGACAATTAGCAGGAGACTTATGGTTTAATACCACAACTAGTCAACTGTTTGCATATAACGGCACTGAACACAAATTGATTGGTCCGTTATTAGTTAATCCAAACGCGGCCCAATTGGTATCTAAGGTATTGATTGATACTGGCGGCAATAGACATACAGTACTAGCGTCACAGTTTGAAGATACTATTACTACTATATTTTCTAAAGATGAGTTTGATATTGATTCAACACAAACTCCTGTAACAGGGTTTGGTAAAATTTTTAAAGGCGTTACATTGCCTTCAAGAACAAATTATCCAAATATTAAATTTGGTGGTGTAGCTAAGACTTCAGAATCATTGCTAGTAAACAATGTAGAAATTCCTGCGGCAAATTTTGTACAAAATACAGGAACTGGTAATCAAATTATGAATACCAGTTTATCCATTAGGGTTGAGCCATCTCTTAATCCAAATGGAACATTTTCAAATGTTAAGGGTTTGTTCTTAGGAAGTTCAGATAATTTCTTTTTAGGTTACAATGCTGGAACAGCATACCTTAATAATATAACTGGAGCTAATATTAGTTTAGGAGTGACTGTTTCTGGAACACTTAGAAAAGTTATTGCAATTGACAATACTGGTATAATTCCAGATACAGACAGCACCTTTAGTCTTGGCACAAATGCTAGAAAAATTAAAAATGTTATTGCAAGTAATTTTGTTGCAGTTGATGATCCTGGTTTGCCAGTTGGTAATGCGGCATTTAGAGGAAAGATAGAAGGAACAACTGTATCTGCTAGTGCAGGTTTTGTTGGCCGTCTAGTTGGTAACGTAAACGGAAATATAGTCAAACAAGATAACACGGAAGTTTTGACAATTAGTGGGTTAACTCCTGTATTCAATGGAAGAACTAATGGTAGTCATTATGGCAACATAGTTAATTTAAATGCTCCAGTTGATCAACAAATAGCAGTTGATGTTAGTGGTGCAAGTACTATATTTAGGGGTGCTTTTTCTGGAGTCTCAGAAACAGCTTCTAAAATAAGAATTGGTAGTACTGATTATGTAGGATTGGTTTCTAGTGTTAATCCAACTCCGTATAGAAATACTGTAGCAGTACGTGATTCAGATGGTAACTTATCGGCAGTTCAATTTTTAGGAACTGCACAACAATCAATTTCCATTTTAGATCAAAATCAAGTTCCTAGAGTTGCTTCAATAAGCAATACTCCTTTTACGATTGTGGTTAGAGATTCAAATGGAGCTATTCAAGTAGGAAACATTGCAGGTACTGCTACTAACGCAGACCGCCTTGGTGGGTTAGTTCCTTCTGTTTTAAATACCCCAAGCACAATTGTTGCACGTGATGCTGCCGCAGATATATTTGTTAATATTGTGCATGGAACTGCTACCAGTGCTAACTATGCTGACTTGGCTGAAAAGTATCTTACAGATAGAGAATATGATATTGGTACAGTTGTTAAAATTGGTGGTGAAAAAGAAGTTACAGCAAGTACTTGGGGATGCCGTGCAATTGGTGTAGTATCTGATAATCCTGCTTACATGATGAACAGTGGGTTAGAAGGTGGGACATATATAGCTCTAAAAGGTCGTGTACCAGTTAAGGTAATTGGACGTATTAAGAAGGGCGAAGATTTAATTGCATCAGATAATGGATACGCTGTAATGGCAGTACCACATGCTAGTAGAGTGTTTGCAGTGGCTTTAGAAACCTCCGATGACGAAGGTCCTAAAGTAATTGAAGCGTTAATTCTTTAAACTGCCATAGGTGCAGAAATTGCACCGTGACTTTGATAGTTTTCTAAACTAATATCGGACATTGCAAATTTTGTAATGTCCTTTATTTGTGGGTTTAATACCAGTTTAGGACATTCAAATGCTTCTCTTTCTAATTGCTCTTGAGCTTGTTCTAAATGGTTGTTATACAAATGAACATCGCCAAAAGTAATAATTAGTTCACCTACATCTAAATCACAACACTGTGCAATCATATGCGTGAATAATGCATAAGAAGCAATATTAAAAGGCACTCCCAAAAATATGTCTGCACTACGATGATACATTTGACAACTTAGTTTGCAGTTGTTTACATAAAATTGTGCAAAACAATGACATGGCGGCAACGCCATAGAATCAAGTTCTCCTGGATTCCACGCTGTAATAATATGTCTGCGACCGTTAGGGTCGTCTTTAATTCCCTTGAGCAGTTGTTGCAATTGGTCCACGTGACGAACGCCCATTTTGTTAACACCAAATACTGGAGCTCTCCAAGTGCGCCATTGCACTCCATAAATTCGACCTAAGTCATCTTTATGTTTTTTCTGATTTTTAGCAACCCAATAATCTGCGTTAGCATTTTCAGACCAGATAGTCTTTTTATCACTGTTTGCATCACCATGCAAGATTTCTTTAAGTTTACGCTCATCACCACTGCCCAAAATGAACCAAAGCAGTTCACTAACTACTGCCTTCCATGCTAACTTTTTGGTTGTGATTGCAGGGAAACCTTTGCTTAAATCAAATCTAAGTTGTTCCCCAAATAAACTAATTGTGCCCACTCCAGTTCGATCTTCTTTTAATGAACCTTCGTTGATTATTTTTGATATGAGATTGTGATAATTATCCATTAGACCTTCTTGCGGTAGTGCCAAATTTCAAAATTTTGATTATTATCTACCCCTTCACCAAGTAGACGTCTGTCATTCCAATGGTATTGAATAGAAGTTAAATCAATATCTTCTTCGTACACTACAAACTCTTTAACAATGGTCACACGCCATTCATCAATGTGATCCCAAAATGCTTTGAACACATTTACGCCACCTGCAATAATAATATTCTTATCTGGGTGTGTTTCTTTAATCATGCTAATAATGTCATCGGCAGATCCAGAAACTCTTTTTACACTGTCACTTTCTACTAGATCTACATTGTTAGAGTAGACATAGGTCATTTCTCCACGTAAGTGGTGATGAGAATCAAAAGATTTTCTACCAACTAAAACTACATTATTTTTTGCAAGTTCTTGATAGGCATCCTTAGCTGAATATAATTCAAGCCAAGGCATACGGCCATTGATACCAATGCCACCTACTTCTGTACTAATTACGATTGCTGTTGTTGTCATTTCCTAATTTTGCTGAGGTAAAACTTACCTCACTCCTTATCATGTCAAAATCTAGCAGGTATTCGACCATGCTAACGCCGTGTAGTTCATGGACATCGCCAATTAGTTTCTCTAATTCTACTGACGCAGTTTCTAAGTTACTAGACCAATCGTCACGTAACTTAGATGCCACATCTATAGAACAAGTGTCTTGGTTTTTGAGTTCAAGTTCTACGCTTGCAATGTATTTAATCGGGATAGCACGTAAAGATACGTCTTCCAAAATCTCCCGCCAATTTGCATCCAAGCCAGATACTATCCTAACTCTCCTAGGAAAAGTACTAGAAATAACTGCCCCCTTTAAGCTTCTACAGCTTTAGCAGTTTTCTTCTTTGGAGGATCTAAATCATCCGCTTGTTTACGTAAAGTTTGTGCTTCTTTAAACAACGAATCTGCTTGACTACGTAGACTCTTAGCTAACTTAGTGTCATCTAATACTTCAGTTACACTAGCGATATCGGCAACTGGAGTTTCTGTAATTTGTGCAATTTCAGTGATCTCACTTTTCTTACCACCAGCTAGTTCTTCAATCGATATACCTTTTTGTTCTGCAATAAGTTTATTCAACTCATCTAAGGAAATTGATTGACTTGGTGTTGGTGTTACGATAACATCTTTGGTTGATATTTTTCTAAGTTTTTTATTAAAATGCAACCAAGCCAACATTTCACTATTATCTGGGAATCTACGAGTTGCAAGTATGGTAGCCAACTCAAATGCACCTTGTGATTCAGGAGTTTGAATTTCAGTCATAAGTGCATCATGATGGGTGGGCCCCAGCCCTTGGGTACCCACCACAAGACAACTGTGTGGATCACCCGGAATTGTTCGAAAAACAATGACAACTGGGGCATCATTGTTTTTCATTTTTCCGACGTGTTTCATTTTATTTTCCTTATTGTTTTGGTGCTTCTGCGGCACCTTCAGTTTTGGCTGGTGCAATATGATTTAGAAACGCTTCTAAACGATTATACACTTGACCAACACTTGCCAATTCACCTGCTTTAAATGTACCGCGTTGACTTGCGACATCAATAATAGTACGTAATGCTTGCAGATCATTGACAGTTAGGTCAGGTGCTGGTGCTTGTGCAGGTGTTGCTTCAGCGGTTGTTGCTACAGTTTCTGTTGCTTGTACTTCAGTTTGCTCACTCATTTATTTCTCCTATTTTCTAAATATGGGCATGTAAGCATGAACATTGTCAATTCTCTTGGATCTTCAAATCCAATTTTAGTTGACTCTGTCATAAAATTTCCATTAGATATATTAAGCTCTGATTGCACACAAAACCTACTATTTAGGTTTGTATAAATCCATCTTGTTAATGTAGGTTTATCACAATCTACATCAACATAGACACTTTCAAAGTGTTTTGGAATACGATGTACTACTCGATAGTCCAAAACATTCAAAGGATTCAGTGTACCATTTTTCAGTGGCATAATAATCTACGCAGTTTATTTATAATGTGCGTACTGACCGAATGGAGATTTTATATCTTCTGAACCGTGAATAATGAACAATGTATCACAGTAATCTTCATCTCCCCAGCTTCCGCAAGGATAACCGTCAGTAAACATTACAAATTTCTTAGGTTCAATTCCTTGTTCTTTCATGAAGTTATAGTTGCAGTCAAAGTCAGTACCGCCACCACCCTTAATTTCGTAAGAGTCTAAATCTTGGCCGTTATCAGCACTAAATTTGGCATAGTTATATACTTCTGTATCAAAGCACCAAAGTTGGATATTATAGTCCACATACTCGTCCATAATTCCTTTAACTTCACTTAAGAAGTCTTTGGCTTGTGCATCACCAATTGAACCAGACATATCAATACCAATACAGATATCAATAGTTTCATCATTAAGCATACCAGGCAAAACTGCTCCAGTATGCCATCCTTTTCGACTTGGACGCATAAAACTATAATTGCTACGAAGAATACTTTGAATATTCATACGCAACAATTGACGCCAATCCATTTTTGGTTCTGTAAGGTCTTTAAGAAGTCTTTGCACACCTACAGGAACTCGACCAGCACCAGCTGCCTGTGCGGCGGCAACCATTGCTTCTTTCAATTCATCTCGAATTTTCTTTAGTTCTTCTTTACTATATTTGGGAGCACCGTTTCCATCCTTATCACCATTACTTTCGCCATCTCTAGGATCACCGTCTGCGTCCCAATCCATATGTTCGTCAAGCAACTCGCCCAACTGCTTAAGGAGTTCTTCAGCACTCATAAATTTGACATTCTTCATCAAATCGTCATAAATTTCTTCAGAGCTTTTACCTCGATATTTTGAATCATAACAAATTTTTACTTGGTCAATTTTTTCACCAATGCGCTCATCAATCAAGATTTGATTAACAGCGAAGTCACAAGCATAGTTAAAAAACTTTGGATCTCTGTCTAAACGACGTGTTAGGTGATCAAACACATTATGTAGTGTTTCGTGACCAAAAAGAAATTCACATTGTTTGGCGCTCAGTGACTTAATAAAGTCAATATTGTAATAAAAATTACGACCATCAGTTGCGGCGGTAGGACACCAATCGCTAGCATCAATTAGTTGCAGACGTGTTGCTAAATTACCAAAAAATGGTTGTCGTAGTAGCAGTCCAACTCTAGCGGTAATAAGTTTTTCTACAGCATCATTTTTCTCTTTTGTGCTGTGTTCTCGCTTTTCGAAAACTTTTTTATTGTTTTCGTCTTTCATTATAGTTGAGGACATATACAACCTTTCTTTCAATTATATAGCATATTATAGCACGAATCTTGTTAAAAGTCTATAAAAGAAAGGGCATTTAAGCCCCTTCTTTGTCATTTCTTGCACTTATTTTTCAAGGGCAGTAATAACGTACTTACCAAATCGATCATGGAACTCATCAAAGTTCTTCATCTCAGCAGGATCAAATGGCAGTTGGAAGTTAGTAAGAGCAGTCTTTGCACCCATAACAACAATCTCTGTTGGGAAATTATCCATCATAAAGCGGAAGAAATTGTCTGCCATGCTATCCCAATCTTTGGCTTTCTTGTTATGACGCTCATCAAGCTCATAGCACATACCAATAGTCAAAGAATACATTGCTGAAATTTCTTTAATTTTCAACTCTTTTACTTTACCATCAAGAATTTCTGATGGGTTAGGCAACTGACCAGAAATTTTACGGTGAGCCATAAACTTGACAGCAAGACCTTCACCAACACACCCTGCGACCAAATCAGTCAATGTGCCAACATCGTCATCATCTTCGTCCAAAAGTTCGCTAACAAATGACCAAGTGCGTGGAGTAGCAAATGAACGGCTTGCTGACTTTGGATCAAAGTCGTACAAGTCTTGTTTTGCATAGTTTAGATAACCAGCAACGTCTTTGTGTATTTTATTTGAAGTAGCCCACTGATTCCAGTCATCAAAGTCCACACGCAATTCCAAGTGAACAAAGCGATTGGCCAACGGAGCTGGCATACGATATGTAACACCTTTGTCAGTTTCACGGTTACCTGCGGCAACAATGCTAACACCTTTTGGAAGTACATACGTGCCTACACGACGATTCAAAATAAGCTGATAAGCCGCCGCTTGTACACTGGGAGGAGCCGCATTAAGCTCGTCCAAAAACAACACATCAGTACATTCTGGATCACTAGGAAGTTCAGCTGGAGGAGCCCAGCTCATAGTATTTTCTGCGGCGTTGTAATATGGGATACCTTTAATATCGGTAGGTTCCCAAAGAGGAAGTCGAACGTCAATTACGTTACGACCATTTTCATTTGCAATCTGTCTTACAATGTCGGACTTACCAATGCCTGGCGCACCCCACATAAAAATAGGACGTTGTTTCTTAATAGCTCTACGGATTGACTTTTTAGCCTCGTTAGGGGTGACTGTACGATTTGCACTAATTTCGCTCTTTGCCATTTGATGCCTTTCTAAAAACAGAGTTAAATGTTTACTGTCTTTATATTGTAATACCATTAGGGCGAAAAGTCAACTACTTCTGCAAGTTTCTTTGTCTTGTTGCTCGTTTTGCTCGCCCAAATTTGGCAAGGTCGCCATCAAAAAGAACCAATTGTAGTGCAGTTTTTTCATGTGTTACCAAAATTTCTTCGTTGGTTAGATAGTACGGACAGTCAATGAATCTATCCAAATCTATAATCATTTTGTTAGTGATTACTAACCCAACTGGAAACCTAATTTGGTAAAATTTTATTTCAGCATTGGTGTTAAAGTATTTGTAACCAGTGTCTGACAGACGGAATCTTCGATCTTCAGCAGACCGCCAGTTTATCCACCATGCCCTGTATAGCATGTTAAAACTTTTTTGGTCACTGCTATATTTTTCGTCGTTTGAAATTAATGCTTTGGTAATGTCAGTCTTGTTCATTAACTGGTTCACCAGTTGTTAACTTGTACACACAGAAATCTTTGCATTCAAACATTTTATTCAATTTGTTAGAAAGATTGTGTGCATGACCAGGATTACTAAAAGAAACTTTTTTATATTTAGGACCAGGATAACTACTAACCAAACTAGTAGTTTTTAAATTGACTGGCTGACCTTTATAAAAAACTGCCCAAATGGCGTCACTCTCTAAAACTTGTTCAGTTTTATAGTTTTTTTTATTAGTGCTTTCTAACAGTATTTTTGGTTTTGGTCTACTCATAAACTACGTATCCTTGTTTATATACGTAGTTTATTTATTAAAAAGTACCACCATCCATTGATACCGAAATTACCCCGTCATCGCTTGTTTTGACTACTTTGTCAAGATTACCAACGGCTCTTGCTAGTACTAAAGTAAGATTTTCTACTAATATCTGCGCTTCTTTAATATCTAGAGTAATCTGTTTTTGATTTGTCTTTTTAGCGGCAAATACTTTATTAGCAAAATCTTCAATTATATAGTTGTTAATTTCGTTCACGATGTGCCTTTGAAAGTTCAAGTCTTACTTCTGCATCTGTATGAAAAGGACCACGATAAGGGTATCTTTCCAAAGTGATCAATTTAGGACAATGACTTTTAACCCATCCTTTTGGGAACTTGATCAAGTAATGTCCAGCACAATGTTTACTAATGCTCTTTGCGCTTTTTGTATAAATTGGAAGTTTACGTTGTACATCATATAAGGGGTTATGTGGAAATGTTTTAGTTTC